CCGTCGTATTCTTATTAAGGATATGCGTTGCGGAACTAGCGATACTACAGTCAATAAACATGCAGATAAGAAATATGCTGTTCCTGTATTTTCTTGTCAATTAGCGCATGATGGTGCTAACCATGAAAGCAAAGTCTCAGGCAAAAAGTTGGTGGAAGTTAAGTTGGACGGAGTTCGTGTTATTACTATCGTGTATCCTTCTGGCGCTGTCAGTATGTTTAGCCGGAACGGTAAAGAGCTAGTAAACTTTCCGCATATTGCAAAACAAATTAGCAAACACGCTATCTTCTTTCAAGAGCCAATGGTCTTAGATGGCGAAGTAATGTCAAGTTCGTTCCAGGACCTAATGAAACAAGTGCATCGTAAGAGCGATGTTGAAAGCAACGATGCTGTGCTTAACTTGTTTGACATCCTTACACTTAAAGATTTTCAAGCAGGACTAAGCTCACGTACACAAATTGAACGTAGTACTTGGTTAAAGCAGTGGTTTACCCCTTTAGCCGATCATATGCCTAACGTAGATATTGTTGGGCAAGTGTTATTAGACTTAGAAAACCCCGAGCACCAGGCCAAGTTCAAGGAAATTAATGCACAAGCAATCGCAGGCGGTTACGAAGGAATTATGATTAAAGATCCCGACGCACCATACGAAACTAAACGTTCAGTGGCATGGTTAAAACAAAAGCCCTACATTGAAGTTAGTTTAACAGTAGTGGGCACCGAAGAAGGCACAGGTAAGAATGAAGGCCGACTAGGTGCATTAATTGTAGAAGGAACAGATGATGGTAAACTTATTAGGACCAATGTCGGATCAGGACTTACAGATGATAATCGCATTACTTATTGGGCCGCTAGGGATAACCTTGTCGGTAACATTGTTGAAGTCCGTGCCGATGCTGTAACACAAAATCAAGACGGTACTTACAGTTTACGATTCCCACGTTTCAAAGGATTCCGCGGATTTGAACCGGGAGAGAAGTTATGAACGAGCGGATTAAACAACTTTGGGACGATTCTATAGAAGAGTTCTCAAAACAACATCAGTATGCCACTATTATGCTTCCTGAACCGTTAAGAGAAAAGTTCGCCGAGTTGATTGTTCGGGAATGTGCAGGTGTTGCGGTTCAAGTAGGGGACTGTAATAACGACATCGCTCCAGAATTCGGCCAAGGCGCATACTTTTCTGCAGATCAAATTAAACAACATTTCGGAGTTGAAGAATGAACGATAGAATAAAAGAACTAATGCTAGAAGCAGGATTTGCGGCACCAGAACTTGCAGGTCGTGCTAACTTGTTAGCTGAGTTGATTGCTAGAGATATCTGCAAGATTATCAAAAGTCAGAAAATTGCCGAGCCGGAGAGTGGGTATCAAGATTGGGAAAATGGTTATAATGCCTCAGTTAAACATGCTGTAGAACAAATTAAACGACAATATCAGAAGGCAAAATAATGAACGAACGGATTAAACAACTTGCTCTACAGGCTCAAAATAATGGAGATTCGATTCATTATTATGATCCGGTATTTGCTGAAAAGTTCGCCGAGTTAATTGTGCGGGAATTTATACGACAAAATAAATCATATGCTGTTAACAGTACGCATAGAGATTTTTATCTTGGATGGAATGATGCTATTACGCATTGTAATGAAAGTGTTAAAGAATACTTCGGAATTGAAGAATGACTGTAACTGTAAATTTCACAAAATATAGTCGCAACGCCAAAGCATTTAAGAAGGCAGCAAGGTTTGATAAAATTCTACTAAAATCAAGTGATGATTTTGATCAATATGCTAAGACTAAATTTAATGCTGTAATACAATATAAAAATAGCGAAACGGACAGCATTTCATTTAATAGCTTATCTGAATATTATAAATTCGAAGACTATAGAAAATCACAAGGTCTATAAATGAACGAGAAGATTAGAGAACTTAGTGAACAGGTTGGCATTACAGAGGCTAATCTAAGTGACGGCAATATGTCATACAACGAATTAGAAAAGTTCGCCGAGTTGATTATTAAAGAATGTGCTAAACTCGCACTAACATTTAACTATAACTTACAATCGCTTAATGATAAAGAAATTAGAAGCCACGCTAATAGGGTAAGTGATTATGTTAAAGATCATATGGGGTGCAATAATGAACAATCGGTTTGAACAACTTTGGCAACAAGTTAATCTACAAGAATGTGATTGTGGATGCAATCCAGATGAATTTTTAAGACTACGATTCGCCGAGTTGATTGTTCGGGAATGTGTAACCACTATTGAAACATACAACAATAATAGCCTCACAAAGAAAATTGCGGACGAAGGTGTTTACTCTTACGAGCAAGGTGCTATCGCTGGTATGAATGAATCGGTTTTAGTAATTAAACAACATTTCGGAGTTGAAGAATGAACGAGAAGATAAGAAGTGTTAAACCTGCCAATGGTGTAAAAGGATTTATCATGCACGGCGTTGACATGAATGGCGGCACCTTCTATTTCTTCCGTGTGTATAATGAGGACTTTACCTTTGTTGATTATGATATTACACACCACGATTTAGAAGTTCAGATATTAGGAACTGATGCAGTATTGTATAGTTCGGAGTTTGGTGATTATATTGATTATCCACCTATAGATGAGTTGAAGAATGAATCCAGATAGTGAATTGTTTAAAAAACTTGTTAAAGATGCAGGCATTCAATTAGTACATTGGGATGATAGTCCTAGATTGTATATTGAAAATATGACATATGATGGAAACTTAGCCAAGTTCGCCGAGTTGATTGTGAGAGAATGTATGACCATTTGTAAGGAACATCCATCAAGAATTGTATCTAATAACTGGGTTGCTGACGCTGTGGCACCAGATGTTGTGAGACAGTTTGAAGAACATTTTGGAGTTGAAGAATGACAAGATATAGTTGGATTACTACTATAGTAGAAGATCCAGACCATCCAGGAGAAATGCTTCTTGACATCGGAGAGGCCTGTAAAGAGCTGGGCTGGGAAGAAGGTGCTATCATTGAGTGGATTGATAACAAAGATGGTACGTGGACATTAAAACGCAAGGAAACAAAATGACATTTGGAATTAGATATACCGAGACTGTAGAAGGCCTAGACTTGGATGCTCGCAACCGCGAACTTAGGCATCTACTCAACGAACACGATTGTGAAGTTACATTCACTAAAGTAGATGGTACCTTACGCACAATGCCTTGTACCTTGCGTACTGAAGCAATGCCACAACGTGTAGTTACAGAAGAATTTCAAACTACACGACTATACAAGCCAGAAACTCTGAGTGTGTGGTGTTTGGACCGTTCTCAATGGCGTGCCTTTAAGGTAGCTAATGTAAGAGAGATTCGCGTTCTTGGATAGAGATTTAGTAACCGATCTTGAGCAATGTGCGTGGTTCTTAGAAAAAATAAGGACCCGCAAGGACTATGCCCAAAATGTATATGCCGCCCTGTGTAATATGCGTTGGCAACCTGCTGACATCTGGCCTGTACTTAAAGACGAATATTGGTCGTGTAGCTGGCGTGCCGCGGGCGGAATAGTAGCGGACTTCCGCAATGGATTCGAAGATGTTAATGAAGATTATATGGATTGGTACTGTAGTGGCATTGGTGGTGGCTTCGACTTTACAGAAGATCCCGCAGTAGCCGAATCAAAGTTCAATGAAAAAAAACACGTACCGGAAGGAACAGTAACAGATGAAATACGTGAAGATTTTGCGACTCTGGGTTGGACTCCGAGTGAGTGGCCTAAAGACAAGGATTGATCGAATGAAAACTAAAGATGTTGAAAAAATGATAGTTGGTAGTATTAAAGAAATCCTACGAGATCGTAATTACTACTATCACTCAAGTATTGGGGCGGACTACTGCCATTTGACTGAATCCGGCGAACGTGCTATACTTGATATTATTAATGTGCTAGGCTCAAGAATGGCCCTGGCATTAGAACAAGAAGATATTCAGCGCAGTAAAGAACTTGTATTAAACGAACTTAAAGGAAAATGAAATGTCATACGATCCACGTGCAGTAAAAGTAAGCAAATCAGTAAAACGAGTAGCCGCAACAATGACAGATAAAGCACAACGTCGTAGCTTTATCAAAGGCTATGCCGAAGCAGAAGCCGCTAATGCTCGTCAAAGTCTGAATCGTAAACGCGATAAAGAGTAATGGGTCAAGTCTTTAGGACAGCAGAACAGTACCTAGATCAATTAAGTTTGGGAGAATTTGTTGAGATAGGTACTAGCCGTAATGGCGATGATGGTAGTACTAAAACTTTAGCCGAATGGGCCAGTCAGTTAGGTACTAAATTGATTACCATTGACATGGATCCAGCCAATTGTGAGTTTGTGCAAAATTTGCACATTCCAAACTGTACTATATTAAATCAAAGTGGTGAAGATTATCTTTATCATAGAATTTATTCGATGCGCCCAATTAATTTTCTTTATTTAGATAATTTTGATTGGGATTGGCATCCGGATAAGACTCCCGACTTTATTCTAGAACAACAAGCTCGGTATCAAACACTGGGCCTGGAAATGAATAACGTAAACAGCCAAAGCGCCCACTTATCGCAGATGATCTTGGCATTGCCGCACATGGCCGAACATTGTTTAGTAGTATGCGATGATACTTGGTTTAACAAATGGTGGGGACATTACTCAGGTAAATCGGGAAGTGTAATTCCATTTTTATTAGCAAATGGGTTTGAAGTATTGTATACAGAAGAACAACCTGTATATGGCACTATCTTAGGACGTGGTATTAAATCTACCTAGTAGTTGCCCTGGCCGCCACCGTTGCCATAATCCCAAGTCCATTCTTGTGTAGAAGTTTCTTTTGCAGGATAAACTCCTAACGGAGTATTCAGTGGCGTGTGTATACCTTGTGCAACAATAGGCACTTGATTGTTATAAGGATTGGGGTTTTTAACTCGTTGACCAACTTCTTGTCTAGTTGGTGCCGGCGCTGTATATACCGCAGTAATTACTACAGGCGGCGGTGTATATTGAGGTTGATGATTCGATGGAGCTACCACAGGTGCTACAGGACTAGGAACATGGTTAGCTTGGCCAATAACGGGGCTAGGTGTTCCTTGTCCAGGGTATGTCATAGATAACTAGCGTGACCGTTTGTTTGACTGCCTACAACAGGCGATGTAGTTGTTGTTTTTGCTTTTTTACCGATAGCCGCAGGTTGTGCGGTATCACTACCTGCTACTGATGCAGTATTTTTAACTGCCGCAGGTGCTGCAGGAGTAATAGGCGCTACAACTGCTACGCCAACTACCTTAGCTACAACAGGATTAGCTACCTTGGTCATGGCGGCAGCTGTAGTTGTAACTACAGGGCTTGCAACCTTGACCTTTGCAACCGATGCTACTGGAACTGGAACTGTAGTTACTTTAACTGTAGTAGTCATAATTAACTCTGTGGTGTATTTTTAGCTTTTGCAACAGAAACGATTGTACCGTTGTCACTATTTTGACCACGTTTAACTGCTGTACCTGTTACTGGTGATACTGTACCTACACCTGTAGTCACAGAAGTGGCTGTAACCGGACTAGCAACTTGTCCTGTTACGAAAGTTTTTGTACCTACTACTGCTGGAACACCAGCTTTATAAATTGCGTATGCCATTTTGATTTCCTTTATGGTTTAATACTATTATTTATCTGGTTTTGGTTAAATTAGTAGTTGCATTTAACTCAACAAGTTTGCTATACTAGCATCATGCTGTTACTAAACAGCTTTTAAATTTAAAGGAGACATCATGTCTATTACTGTAAAACTAAAGAAATTTGATTTGAAGACCAAACAAGGTCGTTTGTTTGAAGCATTGGTATTAAACCGTGAAACCTTGAGCCCAGCTCAAATTACACATCGTTTTGGTATCAAGAACCCTACCGCAACAATTAGTGATATCCGCGCTCGTGGCTACGCTATTTACGGTAACCAACGTGTTGCAGGTAACGGCGTTAAAGTTACTGAATACCGTCATGGTGAAGCAAGTCGTAAGATGGTTGCTGTTGCATACAAAGCTATCTCAATGGGCTTAGTTGCTTAATTAAGTTTAAGTAGCACAAAAAAGCTCGCTTAGGCGGGCTTTTTTCTTGGCCAAGTTAAATACTTTATATGCCAAGAAAAGTGTTTAATTTAGAACGCGATTTACGTGGTACGAACCGGATCATTGATAAAGTTCGTCATGAAGAAATCTACGCTCAAAATTTATATGCCGCATTATGTAACAATCAATATCAACCAAAAGATGTCTGGGGAATATTGTCAAATATCAACTGGGATTGTTCGTGGAGTTATGCGGCCAGACTGATATCTGATATCCGCGAAGATGAAAGTTACATAGATTGGTATTGTTCTGGTACTGGATTCTCCGGTACCGATTTCACTGGCTTCGTAGAAGAAAGCTATGTTACTGAAGAAATTGAATCGGACATAAATAGCATCGGCTGGCTAGTTTCCCAAAAAAGATTTATTGACCTTTAATTCAAATAACAGTATAATTGTAGCTCAACTAAGGAATCACAAATGAAAGTATATCTTGGTCCGTATACCTCTTGGATAGGTCCCTATCAAATAGCAGACTTACTATGCTTTTGGGTTAAAAAAGTGCCCGATGAAAATGGTCATATGGACAAACCAGTCTGGGTTCATGACTTTGGAACTTGGTTGGCCAACGACCGAGATGGCAATGATAGTTGGCTATGCAAATTTTGTAACTGGATACAAGAACATAAAAAGCGTCGTATGTATGTTAAAATCGACAACTATGATGTTTGGGGCATGGACCATACCTTAGCACTTGTTATTCATCCCATGTTACAAAAACTTAAAACGCAGAAGCACGGTTACGGCTGGATTGACAACAAAGACGTGCCAAAAGAATTACGCAGTACCGCCCCCGGTGCTCGTAAAGGTATTAAAAACTCGTACGATTGGGACAACTATGCCGAAGCTCGCTATAGCTGGATGCTAGATGAACTTATTTGGACCTTTGCACAGTTAGCAGATGACGAGACTGGTGAAAGTGAGTTTTATGATCATACGGAAAGTAGTAAAGAAAAAGACTTTATGAAAAGTATGACAAAGTTAAAAGTAGACCGTGCAGGATTAGAAGCTCATAACAAACGCATTGAAAACGGACTTCGTTTATTCGGAAAATATTTTAGAACACTTTGGGATTGATATGAAAGTAGCAGTAATTAGTGACCTACACTTGGACTTTGCAGATCTTACCTTGCCCGGTGGCGATGTATTAATCCTCAGTGGTGATATCTGTGAAGCACGACGCCTAAAGAAAGACATGTACAACCGGGACATGATCTTATTTGAGCACGAACGCAAAGACCAAAGACCTGACAGGTACTACAGATTCTTTGAAGAAGAGTGTAGCAAGTATCGCGAGGTTGTTATGGTCATGGGTAACCACGAACACTATGGTTTTCAGTATCAAAAGACCTATGCTCACATTGCATCCAATTTGCCCGATAATGTAACCCTGCTTGAAAACCAAACACATACCATTGATGATGTTGTTTTTGTTGGTGCTACCCTGTGGACTGATATGAACAAGGCAGATCCCTTGACCATGTTCCATATGAAACAACAAATGAATGATTACAAGCAGATTACACAATTTAACGAAGCCAAGAATGTTTACCATCGTTTAGATCCCGAGCGTACTGTTAGTGATCACTTTGCAAGCAAGCAGTTTATTGCAGAAACAGTTAAAGATAAGTTTGATCAAAAGTTTGTGGTAGTAACCCATCATTCACCTAGTAAGGCCAGTATCAAGCCACAGTATGCCGGGGACCATTTAATGAATGGTGCTTATTCAAGTGATCTCAGTGAGTTTATCTTAGAAAATCCACAGATTAAAGTGTGGACCCACGGGCATACCCACGATGTATTTGATTATATGATCGGGTCTACTCGTATTATTTGTAATCCACGTGGATATAAGGGCTACGAAGACCGTGCAGAGCAGTTTGACCCTGGATTTAGTTTTGAAATTTGATAAATATTATAAAGTATTATACTTAGGAGAGTAACCATGGCAACAACAGGAAATTTTTACACAGCTACCAAAGTAGTTGATGGAGTAACAACATTGGTATCTTTAGACATCTGGGCTAAAGATACATTATCAGCAGATGATTTTGTTAAATTCCAAGCGTCTGCTGCTCGTCAAGCAGCAATTTTTGAAGCGGCAAAAACAGCAGGCACAGTAGTAATGACACCAATTACACCTGCAGAAGGTGAAGTTAAAGAAGGTGTTACTTATGTGTTTAACGGCGTAATCGAAGACGACACAGAATGGAGATCATTTGCGGCTCAATATGCAAACGATCCAAGTCTAACTCGTCCAGCAGATCATACAGTACTAACAGACGTTTAAATATTCATTTGACTTATTAAGTAAAAATCCTTATACTTAACCGTATAAGGATTTTTATGGCCAAACAACCAACGTATTCAACAACAATTCCAGTAACTGGGGCAGGACTTGCTGGACATTCCTATGGTAATATAACCATTGGTACAGCTATCCCGTCTGCTGGACTCTCCTATACCACAGCCACAACAGCCTCGTGGGCACCAAGTGCATCCAAAATCGAAATAACCGATAAGGATATCAAACTTGACGGGTGGAGTCTCCGAGAGACCTTGAAAACCATCACAGAACGCTTGGCCGTGCTACAACCAAATCCCGTGCTTGAAAAAGAATTCGAAGAGCTTAGGGCTTGTGCTGACCGTTACCGAGAACTTGAACGGAAACTGTTGGATCAAAAAGCCATGTGGGAAGTACTTAAAAAATCCTGACAATTAATTGCCAATATGTTATAATAGTATATGGACCCTAAATCAAATTGCGTAGTACTTAATACAACTAAACTAACCCCAACACAGATCGAGCGAATTATACGATGGTGTGGACAACATTTTGAATCGGATAAATGGAACTTCATGACCGACTTTCCCAGTTATCACTGGAGGTTCTATTTACCCGACGCAGAAAGTGAAACCTTATTTAGATTAAGGTGGGCCAATTGAGTAATCAGAATAAAACACTAAGCCAAGTTGGATGCTTTGCCCTTGTACAATGCAAGAAAAAAGATAAGAAGTGGTATGAAGTTCGTTGCGAGGCGTGGACACTGGAACACGAAGTTGAACACGAAATTCGTAATTTCTTTGATCCCTTACGCAACAAAGGTGGTCGTTGGGGATCACATTGGAAGTACAGCAATCGTAAGGATGCAGAGCAAATGTACACAACAGCATTATTAAAATTCTCATGATACAGTGGAGAGACGAAGGTGCTCCTGTTAAACCTGGACTGAGCATTTGGCGCCCAGGTGATCGTAGTGTAGGATTTGTATTGAGTTTAGATCGCTGGCATGTTTACGTTAGATATAGTCGCGTTAAGAAGAAGTTATTTTGGGAGTGCAAACATTTAGAGCCAAGAGCTTGGCGCATGTTGAAAGCAAAGAATGAGCGTAACGATTAGAGTACCTTGGGCAGATCCAGCAAATCATAAACACGCATGGAATGAACTACTTGCTTGGACTGTAGAAACTTACGGATTACCAGGAGATCGAGTATCCTTTCATCCCACACACGATTGGATGGACTTTACATTCACAGATGAACATGATGCGCTTATGTTTCAGTTAAAGACTGGTGGCCATCGTCGGTACCGGGAAGAATATACAGCAGAATTTGTTGGGGGATTAATTAATGGACTCTAGGGGGACCTTAGTAAAAGAAATAAGAATGGGCGATTGTGAAGACCCTTACCTGTATGCAGCAGAACCTATATACCAATGGGAACAGAGCGAAGAAGCCAAATGGTTAAAATCAAAGTGCGACGATTTGGTATTTTTCGTCGATTCGGATCCTGTTACATGGGGATTTAAGATTCGTATCTACGCACCCCTTACAGGCGAGGCATTAACATTCTATAACTTAAAGTACTTGGGTATTAAATCGTGATTATACTTTCATTACAAGAATGGCGGATTGTACAGGACAGTATTATAGCCGAACACGGTCGTAGCATGGTCTTATTAAGAGATAAAATGCGGCGTGAGTTGGGCTTTACTGCTAGAGAGCATACCTACAAAGAGGACAAGTTTGGTATTTACTATAATGTAATACGTGAAATACACTTGGACTTTTATAGCGATGCCGCAGAAACAATGTTTAGATTAAAATGGCTATGATTGAATTTACATTAGATCGCACTGAATATTATCACAAGCACCGTGATATTGCCCAATGGTGTTGGGATCAGTTCGGCGAAATGGATCCTGATCGTTGGTATCAGCGATTTGCCTTTGGCACACAGTTTATGCAGTTTGAACGAGAAGAGGATGCGAGCTTGTTTGCATTATATTGGCTATGATGGAAATGACTCTAAAGCGTTGGCGCATTGAAAAAGATCATATTGACGAAGCAGACGTTGAGTGGTTGCGTGGGTGCTGTCATGCACTTGAAACTAAGTACGAGTTTCAAAACTTATTTGAAGAAGGTCGTCCTATACAGGTCTTTAGCGGTCCCGGGCAGGTTTTTGTAGATACCATTGACGATGACCAAGAAGCTATGTTAAAATTAAAATATGGCGGTACAGGACAATTAATACTAATGAGAGTTGAGCGTTGGGAAGATGGAAGCCAACAAATGATTGGATATGTTGACGGGCATGGGTTTTAACAATGAATAAAGAAAATACATTTAGAACATTAAAAGATCAAGAGCCTATTGTAGAACGTTGGCAATGTCGTGTTGGCTTACACCGTTGGCTTAAATGGTCTGCGATTGAAAAGAAAGCCAGTAACTTATATGCATACCAGCATCGGTATTGTGCTGACTGTAATCATGGGCAAAGTCGCCGCTTAAAAACAGATTGGTAATATGATCAATTACTATTACGAACTCAAACAAGATGTTAAAATGTTTGGACGTACTACCTGCCGTTACTTGGCACAGTTTGACGTGCATCCAGGTAAGACTGGTATGTTCAATCCAGTCTGGCACGATGAAGCCGTAAAGCACAGTACTAGAGTATGGATGGAAAATGCCAATGGTGTTTGCCTAGTTAAAGGTCCGCACACTGATCTTAGTTGGGGCAAAGTTGATGAACGAGAACTCGTATGGCTTAAACTTATTTGCAAGGATATAGAGACGCTATGAAAGTAAAACTTATTATGCGGGACAAGGACATGATTGCGGTCCTAAATCGAGAACGTAAGAATCCCTTGTGGACAGAGATTGTAGTAGAGCCCCTAACCTACAGAGAATTACAAGAGGAAATCTTAATTGAGCGTATTAAACGTCCCGATGGTATATATCCAGAAGAACGTACATTACCCAACTTAGTAGAAACTTTAATGTACAAAGAAGGACATATATACGATAAGCGTTATTTTAATTGGATGCTAACGTACGATTTCCCCGACGGGCAGATCTATGTACAAACAAGACATACTACTCCTAGACAAGCACTTAATCGTATTACACTAATATATGAAAAAGATCTATAAACAACTGACGCCAACGCTCGAGCAAGTTACTGTAGAACACAATGGACAGGAACTAACCTTCCTTAACGGTGTTATACAAATACAAACAGGCGGCAAGTTTATTCCTGCTACGTCTCCAATTGACCGAGACTTATTGTTAATCATTGAAGATTATGCTTGGTGGCATATAAATCAAAAAGAGATTGATCAATGGATTGAGGCAAGTAATGGTGCTATAACACAACGGGGTATGGTTGTACATTTTAATACGGAACAAGATCGTACTATGTTTTTACTAAGGTGGGGATGATTCGAGTTAATGTGCTAGACGATACATTTAATCGTGCGTTTTGGAATGCCAAGCGTACCTTGCCGATTGAGCATTTAGAACGGCCAAACCAGTATGCTCAGCGGTGGCGCGAAGCGTTTCGATGCAGGCCAGATTCCAACAGCGATTGTAGCGAAATTTATTATATATTTGATCGCGACGAAGACTACACTTGGTTTATGCTGAGGTGGCTATAGATCGTAATCCTGTACTGACCGTGCCTGTAAAAACCTACAGTCATTACTCAGACTGCGAGCCTTGGTGTTTAGAGCATATCGGGCAATGGAATGCCGCTTGGTGGAGAGATTTCCCGGATATTGCCATGGCAGTGGTTGTGGAAGGCCCGCATGAAGATTGTTATTGGTTTGCTAACGAGCAAGATGCTATAATGTTTAGACTAAGGTTTAAGTAATGGACATAGAAGATTATAAATTTGATGCAGAGGAATACAAACAACAACACGTACTTTGGCAACTAGATGATATTCAAGTTAGGAAAGAGATGAGTAGAATTAGTGGAGATAAAGCCATATGGCACAAACATTTCTGTTCTATACTACCCAGATGTATAAATGGTCGTTGGTATTGGCGTGAGTGGATTTGGTACACAGAACGCTTTGGCCCAGGTGGAGTACATAGATACTACGGTGACAACTTTGATAGGTTGAAGGACGATAGATGACTGTAGAAGCTGGAAAATTACGCTATAACCCATCTACTAATAACTGGGAAATGTACGATGGCGTCAACTGGAGAATAGTTCCCGAACACGATGTTAAAACTGCAATGCCAAAATGGGAGCGGTGGTTTGCCTGGCGGCCTGTTCGGGATATACACGGCAATTGGCAATGGTGTAAGACTGTCTATCGCCGGTGGCAATCAGACAGCAAGTTTCCGGTAATGAAATACAACCGATACGAATACGGCAATGCATTTGATATATTAAGGAATGAATATTGATTGATTGGTCAGCTATAGCCGGTAAGTTTGTATCTATGCTTATGTCATGGATGCAAGCTGGCAACCTACGCAATCGTATATACACCCTACAAGAACAAAACGAACTCATGAGAACAGGCCTGGAAGATATACAACGCATGGACCCAGAAGGCCGCATGGGCTGGTATGCTAAATCAGTATTGGATAATGTAGATGGCAAATAACAATCACTTATATTCAGATTTTGAAGCTCGGATAGATTCTTTAATCCCTAGAGCAGATTCAGCTGAGAAGTATGACCATTGGCGTTCATTACAGATAGCCAAGGCTGAATACGATAATATACGTATAGCAGAAGGGCTGAAGTTTGAATTAGAAGGATTCGCTACATGGTTAGAAGAAACATACGGATTTCGTATACACCGTCCTGATAACATGATTGGGCAAACATTTGAAATTATAGACGAAGCCAAGTACACATTTTATAAGTTGAAATACACATAATGTATGTAAACAATGTTGACCTAACTCCTCCGCAAGCTGTACTTGATCGATGCCATCAAGTCGTAATTGCTGACCCTAAAACCGTAATGTGGAAAATGAAGAAATGGTGTAGGGAAAATGATTTAAGTTTAATGTGGTCAGAATTGTTAGATACTTCAGATGCAAGCTACCAACACGATTATATAGCGGCATTTTGGTTTATTGACGAACCGGATGCAACAGCCTTTACCTTGAAGTTTAAATGATACAAATACCGTTTGAGCATATTAATGGCCCGCACACTAGTTGGGAAGAAGTTATAATACTATGGCGAGATGTATTTGATGGTCCTAGGTATCCTATTAGGGAAATACTCAACTGGATCGAAACAGCCGAAGGCGGGCGATATCACTTACACGGATTTAACAGCACTGAAGGATTTTGTTTTAGATTTGAACAGCCTGCAGATGCTACGCACTTCAAGTTGAAATGGTTATGACTATAATTGTGCTAGAAAATACTAATGCTAACCGTGCTATAGAAATAGTGCAAGAACCCAGGCAAACTTTGCGTCAACACGCAGATTTTAGTTATAGATTCTTACAGGGAGGGTACAGTTGGGAAACCCACGAACTACGATTACCCAGTGTAGAATTTGAATTTTACAATCCTGCAGATGCAACTTCTTTTACATTAAAGTACCTATGAACTTAGAAGATGCAATCGCAAATGATTTAGCTCAACAAATGGCCGATTCCTTAGATGCCGAGTTTCTAATAGAACTGAAATATTATGACTATAAGAAAGTTTATGGTCCAGCAGATTGGGTATACACGCAAACTAAAATAAAAATATGGTGTGAAGAAACTTTGCCCAATTGCTTTTATCACAATAATACGCTATACTACATGGATGAAGCAGATGCGATCATGTTTAGGTTGAAATGGATATGAAGATAATTAGAATACCACACGATAGACACGAACGTGGCACAGAAATGTGGGCCGTTAAAACCCTACGTATTAAAGAAGAACTTAAAGAACACGGACTAATAGAACGACGTGACTACGACTGCAATTATACATCCAAGCACGAAGCAATCGAAATGCGATTTTATGATCCCGAAAATCCAGCAGTAAGTTTATTCTGCTTAAAGTATTCATGACAAATCCAAATCAATACCGAATCTCCAAAGAACGGTGGGCGGAATTTGAGGAGCACTATGCTTGGCAATTACTTAAAAGTCCAGACTATAGACTAGGACAAGGCTTCCTAAACTACTTTAACGAAGTAGATAAGATCTGGAACAATGATGGAGATTTAGGTAAACAACAAAGTGTTAGATTATACTATGAAACCAACAATGTCAAAGCAATGGAAATAATTAAAGGGTGGATAGAACAATGAATAAAAACTTATTAACTGGTATACTGTTCATTGTGTTTTCTATTGTGTTTGGCCTCAATGGATTTAGATATACTGTTGGCAACTTTGCCGATCCGGGCGCAGGACTGTTTCCTATTGCAGTCAGTGTATTCTTACTTGTACTAGGACTGATTATCATTATTAAAAGTCGCTTGATAGATGCAGTACCGGTTGATTTTAAATTTAGAAACATTATTATTATTTCCCTGGCACTACTTGGGTTTGCTGTAGCTACTGAATACTGCGGCATGATCTTAGGTATTGTAATACTTGCTTCAGTTGCATCGACTGCTGCATCAACTTACTCTATTGCAAGAGTTATTAAAATTACTATAGGGCTGGTATTGATTACACTTGCATTCAAATATTTACTTGGATTAAATTTACCACTATAATGGATATACTTGCACACCTTGCATCGGGATTTGACACAGCATTTACTGTACAAAATTTAATGTACTGCGCCATTGGGTGCTTTGTGGGAACCTTGATCGGATTATTACCCGGCCTGGGCCCGATTGCTACCATTAGTTTATTGTTACCATTGACTTATGCAATGCCAACAACCGGTGCTATTATTATGTTGGCAGGTATTTACTATGGCGCACAATACGGAGATAGTGTAAGTGCTATTACCATGAAGATTCCGCATGCCAGTAGTATTGTTGCCTGCATTGACGGATATCAAATGCACCTACAAGGACGCACCGGTCTTGCCCTGTTTACAGCAGGTGTCAGTAGTTTTATTGGTGGAACTGTGTCGGCTGTTATTGTTGTGGCGTTTGCTCCTATGCTAGGCGATGTGGCATTCCTGTTTGGTCCTACAGAATATGTAATGTTAATGTTGCTAGGATTTGTCTGCGTCAGTTTAATTACCACTGGTAGTTTGGTCAATGGTCTGGGCATGGTGTGTATCGGAGTACTGCTGGGCATGATTGGTACTGACGTCAATAGTGGTGTTACACGTTATACAATGGGATTTCCTTTTTTGATGGACGGTGTGGGAATAGTTAGTATTGCCATTGGTTGCTTTGGGCTTGCAGAAATTGTCAGCAACTTAGATAAACGAGATGAGCGTACACCTTTTACTGGCAATATTAAATTAATGCCGACTTGGGCCGAATTTAAACGTATTATTCCGTCGGCCCTGCGTGGTAGTATTGTGGGTAGTTTCTTGGGCCTGTTACCTGGCGGCGGTCCTACTATTGCTCAATACGGTGCTTATGCCATAGATAAAAAGTTCAGCAAGTATAGAGATGAAATAGGAACCGGAGCCATTGAAGGAGTAGCCGGACAGGCGGCCGCTGATGAAGCCGCGGCTCGTACAAGTTTTATTCCCCTGATGTCAATAGGTATCCCAGAAAATGCTGTTATGGCTCTGATACTAGGTGCGTTAATGATCAAAGGTATTACTCCGGGCCCGCAGATGATTGACAGGCACCCAGACGTATTTTGGGGACTAATTGCAAGTATGTGGATTGGCAATGTATTCTTGCTTATCTTGAATGTACCAATGGTTAGACTTTGGTTAACAGTATTCAAGATTCCGTATGCAGTACTATTCCCGTGTATTTTATTCTTTTGTTGTCTCGGCACCTACAGTACCAACAACAATATTGAAGATATATATACCACGGTAGTCTTTGGTATAATCGGATATACGTTCCTGAAGTTGGGTATGGAGGCTGCACCCTTAATGCTGGGCTTTATTCTGGGCCCTATGTTGGAAGAAAACTTCCGCAGAGAAATGACAATATCAAGAGGAGATTTTAGCCCATTTTGGACCAGTCCGATTAGTGCTACAATGCTGGTGATCATTGGTGTGTTTATAGCCTATAGTGTATATGGGTTTGTGCGTAAGTTGACCATTAATTCCCATAATGCTATATAATGTAGTTGTAGTAGAAAATTAACAATAACTTCGGAAAAGGATGTATATGAAAATTAATAAGTATGTAGTAAAAGCAACCGCTCAAACCTTGGGATATTTCGCATTTGCTGCTGTCGTTGGCATGATAACTGCTGAAGTATTACTGTATATTCAACCAACTGCGACTCAGGTCATTGGAACTCTTTTAGCTGGATTCTGTCTGTTTGCCACATACAACATGATTAAAATCCAAGCAGGTATCTTAGAAAGCCAAGACAAGATCAAAGAGAGTTTAAAAAATAAATAATTTTATGTTCGAAGATACCACTCTATTATTACTCTGGCTTGCTTGCACGTATTTTATTGTGCAACTCATTATCGGGATTACAAATCATTACAAATCCTCTGCGGATTTACTACACGACCAACTGGTTAAACGCCTGGATGAGATTGTACACCGTGTCAAAGTAGAAAAGCATAACGATGTTTATTACTGGTTTGATCAGGACAACAACAAGTTTCTAGGGCAGGGCAAGTCCGATGAAGAGATTATCACTGTACTTAAATCACGCTATCCCGATCACATTTTTTACTTTGAATCATTGAATCATATCCTGTGTGCCAAGCACAACTGGATTCCACAGTCGACCGATAAATCTAAATAAGCTATAATACTTACTATGACAATGCATCTAGAAGGCCCGTGGCTCAGTACCACCGGTAAAAAGAAAGGTCCCAAAAAGTGGGAATCCGCTGAAGCTAAACATAAGGCCGAACAGCGCAAGACTGACTGGGAACTCAAGCTAAAAGAGTTTGATCGAATGAAACCTAGATTTAGTAATAACAAGCCTGCACCCAAACGCAAAACTGACTGGTCTATGGGTGCTCCGCGAACTCCACCCGGTCGCGAAACTCCGCACATTGCCAGTCGAGATACTGGATGGGTTGCTTGCACAACTGCGCCCAACCAAGAATACACCGGTACCAAGGTACTTGGTATTTCTACCTTACACAAATCAAATGGTATTCCTGTGTTTAGCAACGAAGAAGCAGTTGATATCAGTACCATGCGGCGATAAATAATATACATATATAAAGGGGAATTAAAATAGCAAAAGAAGATACAATTGAAATGTCGGGTATCGTCGAAGAATGTTTGCCAAACGCTATGTTTCGAATAATTCTAGAAAATGGACATAAAATTACTGCCACAATCGGCGGTAGATTAAGACAAAATAATATACGCATATTACTAGGCGACTCAGTTGATGTTGAAATGAGCCCTTACGATATGAATCGCGGTAGAGTGGTATATCGTAATAAATAGTAGTATGAACGATATACGCAAAACAATAGACCTCCTAGAAGCAAAAGAAAAAGGCAACCTAGAGCAGATTAAACTGCCTTATGCTCGTACAGCATTGGCTCCTGTAATGAGTTCTGCGCTTATTGATTTGCACTATGGTAAGTTGTATAAAGGATATGTTGATCGCTTTAATAAACACGAAGGTGATCGCAATTTCAATGAAGCTGGTGCTTATTTGCACAGTATATTCTTTAGTCAATTTAAACATCCTGGCGTAAGTAAACCGCATGGACAGATTTTAGATATTATCAATCGCCACCATACTAACTTTGTAGACTTTAAAAAGAACTTCAAAGCGGAAGCAATGAAGATTCAAGGGTCGGGTTGGTGCTATCTAAGCAAATCCGGGCAAATTAAAACAATACACAATCATGCAAAACGTACTGACATAGCACTACTAGTTGATATGTGGGAACACGCTTTTCAAAATGATTACGGTAGTAAAAAAGACAAGTATTTAGATAACATTTGGCGCATCATTGATTGGGCCGCTGTTAACCGCAGATTATGATAACAATAACAGACTCAGCAGTAGTAAAAATTAAAGATATCCTGGCAGAAGAAAACAATCCTGACCTTAAGTTACGAGTATTTGTACAAGGCGGCGGTTGTTCAGGCATGAGCTATGGATTTACCCTAGACGATACTCAAGCCGAGGATGATTGGGATATCGAAGTTGATGGTGTAACTGTCTACGTAGATTCTATGAGCAGTAATTACCTACAAGGTGCTGTTATAGATTATGTCGAATCTGACATGGGCAGTAGTTTTAGCATCAAAAATCCCAATGCTGTAACATCCTGTGGTTGCGGATCTAGCTTTAGCCCTGAGTAATACTCCTACTTAATTCCAAACCAAAACTGGCTTTGCCTTATATGCGATAAATAACGTATATAAGGATTAATGAGCTATGGCATTTTGGAACCCTAACCAAATTATAAGTATTAACGATGGTACTCGACCTAACGACGGTACAGGCGATGATATTCGTGATGCATTTATTAAAGTTAACGAAAGTTTTGCTAATGTGTCACAACAATTGGCACAGCCAATTCAAGACTGGTTAAATGCAAACGTTCAACAACAACTAAACACAAACTACGTCACAACTAGTAATTTGTTTGTTGCAAATGCAACAGGCACCACTGCAAGTTTTAGCGGAAATATCACCGGCGGAAATGTAACTGCCAATAATGGATTTTACAGTTTAGGCACCAGTATCCACAGTGGTAATACCTACGTAGGCAATATTACTATCTCCGGAACTAGCCAGTTCAACGGCAATGTCAGTGTTGGTGCAGCTATTATTCCCACAGCAAACTTAACCTACGACTTGGGTAGCCCAAGTAACTTCTTCCGTAATTTATACACACAAGGTTTGGTTCAGGTCAATACTGTTTCTTTACAATCAAGTGCAAGTATCTTAGAGTTACAGCCAAACGTTGTTGTTGGTGTTCCTAAAGACGTTGGTATCTTGGGCCAATATAACCAAGCTGGTGCAAACAATTTCGCATACTTTGGTTTCCAAGCCGCAACAGATAATTTTATCTATTACCAAACTCCATTTAATGCAACTACTGGTAACAGTATTAACTATGGTGGTGTGTATGGTAATACCCAATTTGGTAGCCAATTCTTAAGTAATACAACTGTATCAACAAGTACATCAACTGGTGCATTAATTGTTGCAGGTGGTGTTGGTGTTGCTGGCAACGTGTATGCTGCAACTCATTACGGTAACATTGTATCAACAACTGCAACCATCGGTAACGCTTCTGTTACAGGTAGTGTACTTGGTAATTTATCTGTCACCGGAAATATTTTTGCATACGGCGGACAAGTTCTTACAACTGGATCAACCGGATTTGGTACCCTGTATACTGCCGGTGCAGCCATCACAGGCAACATTGTTTACACTTCTGTTACTCCAAGTACCAGTACCACAACTGGCGCTGTTGTTTACTACGGCGGAGTTGGTATTGGTGGTAACGTAAATGCGTTTGGTTTTACTGGACAGATTTATGGAGCACAAAACAATATTAGTAGTTTAAGCATAGGCAGTGGTAACACTACAATTAGTAGTTCTGGATCTATCAACACAAACGGAATAAGTGCAACATCAGTTGGTGCAGGTACAGTAACAGTTACTAGTCAGTTAAACATGTCTGGTGCAAGTATCAATAACTTAACTAGTTTAGCCACGTCCGGTAACATTACTGCTCCTTGGTTCATTGGTAATATAAGTGGATCGATTGAAACTGCAACCGGTAACGTAACTGCTGCATATTTCAATGGTAATGGTATTGCATTGTCTGGAGTTGCAACTACTCCACAATTAACAGCCACAAATGCCAACGTAACTGCCGCCAACGCCGCTATTGTTAGTGTAAACAATGCATGGCAAGCTAATACCGCAGTATTATATACTAGTATACAGACCAATAATGCTAACGAAGTTACCTTAAGTAACCAAATTACCGGTGCCAACGCCGCTATCGTTACGGCTAACGCCGCAGTGGTTAGTTATGTAAATACTCTAAACACCGCAATGATTGCCAACGTTGTTGCTGCCAATGCCGCTATTGTTACAGCCAACACTGGAATGAAATCATATGTTGATGCAGTTACTACAGCATGGACAGCCAATGCGTCAACGCAAGAAACAGAGATCTCTGGATTACGTGCCAACATTACAGCCGCTAATGCTTCTATTGTTGCTAGTTCATATACAAATTCCAACGTAGCCGCTTACTTGCCTGGCTACAATGGTAATTTAGGAACAGTAACACTATCTGGATTAACAGTTCCAAGTATTGTACACAGTGGCACAACTGGTACAGGTAATATTGGTTCTGCCGGTGCAGCGTTTAATACAATTTTTGCCACAGCAACTACAGCACTATACGCCGACTTGGCAGAAAACTATGTCGGCGATGTTGAATACCAACCAGGTACCGTTGTTGTATTTGGCGGTGACAAGGAAATTACAACCACTACAACATTTGCCGACGCACGTGTTGCAGGTGCTATATCTACTAACCCAGCATACTTAATGAATCGTGAAGCAGAAGGATTACCGTTGGCCTTGCGTGGACGTATTCCATGTCAAGTTACTGGTCCTGTTACCAAAGGTGATAGCTTGGTAACTAGTCAAACAGCAGGATATGCAGTTAGTGTAGGAACAAGTTTAGCTTTTGGACAAGCTGTATTTGCCAAAGCACTCGAAACAGATTTAACAGATGGTATTAAAATTATTGAAGTGGTAATATTATAATATGTCAACATTAAGTTGGGTTAGCCAGCAAGGTCAACTTGCTACATTATCTAAGGGTTCATTATCCTCTGTTACTTTATCAGTTAATGAATCCAATCCAAACAATACACCAACCTTTACTCTTGTTAGTGGGTCGTTGCCTTCGGGCATGACCTTAAACGGAGCAACTGGTGTAATTTCCGGTGTGCCCGATTATAGTCAGAATAACAATTATTCATCAACATTTGAAATACTTGTTGCCGATGGTGTTAGTTCTATCATAGGCGATTTTAGTATTGCTGTTATCAATCCGCCACAACTAGAATGGATTACCCCGCTTGGGTCTTTGGCCAATTTGGGCATTGGCTTGCCTATCTCTATAGAAGTACAGGCATTTGATAGTGCCAACAACGGCGCAACATTAACATATCAAGTTATTAGTGGAAGTTTACCACCTGGTATGACCATGAGTAGTACAGGTATAATATCCGGTACTCCTACTTATAGTTCTCCAAGCAATAATTATTTTACAACTTTAAGCTATAATTTTATTGTTAGAGTCTCCGGCTCAGACAATACTAAACCAATTGATGGTGCGTTTGCTATTATTCTAACCAACACCGTTAACAGTGATTTAACCTGGGTTACGCCTCCCGGTGACCTAGGTACGGTTCCCAATGGTGAATTTTATCAATTACCATTGCAAGTAGAAACAACAACGGCCAACACTACTGTAACCTTTACCTTTGTTTCTGGCGAATTGCCACCGGGTATGGGTGTTGTTGCCACCGGATCATTGCAAGGTGTACCGACATTGTTAAATGCAGTACAAGTTGATACAGCAGAAACATTTAGATTTACAATCCGTGCTACTACAAACTTTGGACACATTAGAGATCAAGCATTTAGTTTAAGTGTAACCAACGTATACGGTCCAGTCATTGAACCAGCAACTACCTTGCTAGGATCATTCTTTGATGGTACATACTATAGTCAGCAATTATCAGTTAACGAATTAAATCCCAACGTAGCAATTACCTGGTCAAACATTGGTAGTTTACCATCTGGTGTAACATTAAGTTCTACTGGATTACTAAGTGGGTACATACAACCTTTACAATTAATTGGTGCATTTGGTCCAGCCGGATATGATAGCAATATTCCTGCACCTGGTGCCAATAATGAAATTCTTGATGCAGCTGAATATGATCTTGGACCATACGATTTTAATCAATTAAATCAAACACTAAGCTATAATTTTACAATCCAGGCCTATGATGGCGCAAATTATGATTTACAAACTTATATCATTGACGTTGTAAGTCGTAGCGGATATACCACAGACAATGGTAACATCACAGTCGACAATACATACCTAACAACCGATACAATTAATACCTATATTCCAGTTATCTTAAACGGCAATGTAACAACATTGCCAACTGCACGTAGTGGTAGTTACTATGCTTACAAATTTGAAGGAATGGATTTCCAAGGCGATGTCATAACATATTCATTATCAAATACATCCGGCACGTTTGATGCCTATGTCTACGGATTAGATGCCGGCTTTGACTATCAAGGTGATGACATTACACACATCGGCGGTGTTGGATTTGATAGCAGTGGGTCCGGTTCCGGATCAACAACCAACTTACCAGGACTACTATTGGATGCATCTACAGGTTGGTTATATGGTAAACTAACAACACAAAGTTCATCTTATGAAAATTATTCGTTTGGTGTACAGGTTAGTAAAATCAGAGGTAACGTAACTTACGCAAGTAACCCAATTTATTTTAACTTACCGGTCTTGGGCGATATTAACAATATCATTCAATGGAATAGTCCAGAAAATCTTGGAACTGTTAATAACGGACAGGTCAGCGAGATAGTACTGACAGCTACCAGTGTTGAAGGCAAGCCATTGGTATATACCTTAGTTGATGCTCCTGGTGTGCCTATTAGATTACCGCAAGGCCTATCGTTATTGCCTTCAGGTGAAATAAGTGGACGTGTTACGTTTGAAGCGTTCTGCCTAGATGATTTTGCAACCACTATCGACGGCAACACTGAATCATTTGATAGAGTTTACAACTTTACTGTTCAAGTATCAACTGCAGATGGTACTGCAACCGCAGTAAGAGAGTTTACATTAACACTAGATATTATTGATATTGAACCATATGATAATTTATATCTACAGGCAATGTTAAAGTGGGACCAACGTCAAATCTTTAATAGTGTTGTAAACAATACAGAAATATTTGTGCCTGAATTAATTTATCGAATCGATGATCCATGGTTTGGTATTGCTAAAGATATTGAGATGTTATTTTTACCAGGACTAAAGCCTAGCGATTTATTAACTTATGCTAATGCAATGGCTAAAAATCATTATACTAAAAATTTCAAGTTTGGTGATATTAAAACAGCCGTGGTATTGGACAGTAACTATAATGTAAAATACGAAGTAGTATATATTGATATCGTTGACCCTACTCTAAATAGCAACGGCAATGGTGCTGAATTAGAAATAGATTTAACCAATACTATTACTAATCCATATATTGATGCCACAGGTGCAGAATATAAAATAGTATATCCTGATAGTAGTCAGAATATGATCAGTAGATTAACAACCGGTGTCGGATACTACGATCAAAGTAGTTTGCCACCCTGGATGACCAGTAACCAACCTGGTACCACTAATGGAACATTTAGTACTCCGCTGGGTTATGTGCAAGCGTCGGTACTGGCCTATACTGTACCGGGCGCAAGTAAATTAATTGCGTATCGTTTACAAAATTCAGGTATTAATTTTAATAATATAGACTTTACTGTTGATAGATATTTCTTAGACGATTTCTATACTTCAAACTTTAATACCACAACTGATCAATATACCTTAGGTAAAGAAACAACCTTCGATGCATTACCAAATAGCAATATTGGTGCGTTGGTTGCTTCTGTTAATTATGCAGTAACCGTGCCATTTAGTCAGATCAACGGCAGAACAGTAGAGTATATTATTGCCAACGGTGGTATAGACGGAATTACTACATTTGGCACAGGCGATACACTGATATTTGCAAAACAAGAAAAATTCTTAGATCCTGGTCCTTACGATGGCTGGGTAGATTACATGGATGCATGGATCGGCAATAATACTACTACGACCCGGATTGAAGGTTACGATTCTGAAAGTTATGATACGTACACACTAATACCCGGATACTTAGAAAAATCACAGGGACTTGCCCCAGTTAATCAGCGCGGCGGCATATGGCAGATTACAGTTGTTAACGATGTGGTACAGTTAAACTTTATACAGGAAATTACCCCAGGTGATCGTATACGAGTATTTTTTGGTGTAACCTATGGTACTGCTATTGTTTACTACGACCAAATTTTAAGTCCGGGCCAAACAGTTCCATTCTATGCTGTTTACAAGTATCAAGCCAATTCTGTTGCTAAGAAAACTACCTTTAACGGCGACACTACCAAGTTCTTTAACTATAGAGATAGTTACTATACACCGGGAAGTCAGGATAAATACTTAAAATTTCCACAATACGGAGTGTTTAACTAATGGCATCAAATATTAACCCAGCTACTATAAATATCACCTACCCAATCGCAGGGCAGGATAACGACACACAAGGTTTTAGATCTAACTTTCAGAATATACAAACCAACTTTATCACAGCAGCTTCTGAGATTTCAGCATTACAAGGTAACGTTACTTTAACAAGTGCTATACAATTTGCCAATTTAACTACAACTCAAGTAAATGCCATAACTCCAACCGCAATAGGCATGACAGTATATAACTACACCACAGGAAATATTCAGGTGTATAACGGCACTAAGTGGGCCAACGTAACATTAAGTTAATCAGGAAACATTAAATGCCATCAAATATTAATCCATACAACGTCGACGGTACATTCCCGATTGCTAACCAAAATAACAGTAGCCAGGGCTTCCGCGACAACTTTACCAACATTAAAAACAATTTTACATTTGCAGGGTCTGAGATTAGCGATCTGCAATCCAAAGCTCTTGTAACTACAGCATTAACTGGTCAGCCATTAAACAATGACATGGCAGGAACACAGATTCGTCGTCCACAATTGGCTAGTTGGACACAAAGTTTATTGGACTTGGGTGCGGTCTCTGGCGTAGCAATATTGGACTTTGACCAGGCCAACTTCCAAAAGATTACCACAGCTGGTCCAATTACATTAAAATTTATCAACTGGCCAACATCAACTGGTACTGGTGCATTGGGCTACGGTGTTATGCGTGTATGGATTCAGGTCACTGATACTTCACATACTGTAACAACTCCAAGTAGTGTTACTATCGGTATTAACGATATTGCCTGGTCTGAACCAAACGGTGATGGTACACAAACTATCACATTTGACCAAGCTACTGACCAAGGTTCACCGGGCAGTTACCTGTTTGACTTTAGTAGTATCGACGGCGGTAACAATTATCAAATTTTTGACTTATCGCGTAACCGTGCCACTTTCCGTGATCCAGAATTATATTTTAATGCAACAGTAAATTCTACATTTTTAATCGGCTACGGAGTTAATTCGTTGCCTATAGCACTTGCATTAGAAACAGGTGAAGACCGTGTTAGTACTCAGGGCAGTTATAACTCTGTTAGTGCAGGTACAAACTACACAGGTAACATAGCGTACACACAAGGTGACAACGGTCCGAGTGCAGGCTACAGCATAACCGGTCTGCGTGGCAATCTTGCAACAGGTACTATCGTTGGTATACAGAATAATGACTTTGTTGGATACATTAATGCTCTAACATTTACTGGATCTGGTACCACAGCCAATGTTCCTAATACTGTAGGGTCTATTGGATTCTATGCCAAAGGTGCCAACGTAACAGCAGGTCTCGGTGGTAATGTTACTGTTTGGACCACACCAGATGGTACAGGTTCTACTCCATTTGTTGCACAGAAACAAGCCATTGGTGTTGAGAACGATCAGAGTACACGCTTTTTTGGTAATGTAGTATTGCATTCTGGTGCGCCTGCAACTTCTAGTTCAACGGGTGTACAAGGCCAAGTAGCATATGATTCAAATTATATGTATATTTGCGTAGCAACCAATACCTGGAAACGAATAGCAGCCAGCACGTTCTAATTTAAAATACTTGACTCCTTGGTATAATTGCTATATAATTATATACAAGGAGTTTATTTTGGACCAAAGAAAAATACCAGTACAGTTACCGATCGGTACAATAGCATATTTAACATTTCATAAAACCAACGCTGGTGAATGGGTCTCTATCTTAGAAAATCAATCCATGGTAGACCTAACCGCCTTGCTCAAAGGTGAAGAATTAAAACAAGAATACGTAGAACCAACTGTAGGAGACATTCCGTCATGGGTCACCCTTTAACACCAGACTTGTCCAAGATGTCAATGGATGAGCTTACAAAAAAGTTATCTGAATTGCAAAGCCGTATGATGTATGCTTACCGTATTGGGCAAGCAGATATGGTAGGACAATTACAACTACTGCTTCAGGATTATCAAGAAGAAATGAATAATCGCAATCGCAAAGCATTAGAAGAAATGGAATCAAAATCTAAACAATTTAAGAACATTATTGATATTCAATGAAGTATGATACTCATGGTCAAGCATACACCAACACAAATGAGTTGGCCGATATGCTTTATCAAAATCCCGATTTGATGCTAGAACTATTCTACGTTGAAGATGCCAACTTGTTCAACGTGGCTGTAAACAAAACGTATGCAGATATTCCATCATTGCAACAATGGATACCACGTAACATACCGGTTGAACAATTTGATAACGAAAATCAAAATAACTGGCACATGCCAGACGAATATAAAACATTAGATATAGCCCAACATATCTTGGATTTGTGCAAGACAGCGCCTGAATTGCAACGTGTGGGCGAAGAACTACTATTATACCAGGAACGTGACCTGTTTAACTTGCTACGCTATTTGAAATATTTTGTAGATACCATGCGAGCAAACAAGGTAGTATGGGGATTAGGTCGTGGATCAAGTGTAGCAAGTTATGTATTATACCTATTGGGTGTTCACAAGGTTAATAGCTTATATTACGATCTTCCGATTGAAGAATTTTTAAAGTAAACTACCCAGTTTATAAATAGCATACAAGGAGAATTAAAATGGCAAGAATATATAAAACAGCACGTGGTCAAGCAGTTGATATGGACAAAATTAAATTAACCAACGAAACAGCAATCGCAGTTGGAAACATGAAGGTAAACGCACGTGGTGATTTAATTGGTGCTGGTGGTAAAATTGCCGCTGGACGAAACGCAATTATGGATCAAGTGTATGCGGTACCATCAGCTGGTGCTGGCTATAGTCCAAATGATCCACACGAATATCAAACACAAAAAACAATACTAGAAGCTAGTAATGCACAGCAATTAACAGATTTGGCAAATAACTTAACTGTAACAACTAATGTTCCAGCATCACCAGACAAGCAACCAGCACAACCATCAGCTCGTGGTAGTTTAGCAAATAGTCTGGCGGCTCCTGCAACAGTTACACAAGAACCATTACCGACTCCAAAAGAACAAGCAAAATCAAACGGACCGACAAGAATCTAATTATGTTTAAACCAATCAAAGTAGATAATTTACGAGCACTAAATGATCATGTGCTTGTATCTGATATGAATTTCAAAGAACGTAAACTAAGTAGTGGTATCTATTTGTTAAACGATGATGGACGTGGTGCAGGTATTCGTCCACGTTGGGCACAGGTATACGCTACTGGACCAGAACAAGAAGATATTACCATTGGGCAATGGGTTTTGGTAAGCCACGGACGTTGGACTCGGGGTGTTACTATCGAAGACACAACAGGCGAAGTCACAATTCGCAGAATTGACCCGGCCGACATCTTACTGGTTTCAGAATCTGAGCCAAGTGATGATAGTCTAAGTAGTGCAACTCAAATTGATGCAAAAGACCGTTGGTAAAATGGGATTTAAAAAACCCGATTTAGAAAGTGTTCGGTGGGCTATTCAAAAATCATTGATAGAAATTCACAATGATCGCAATGATGGCTTTACCCAAATGTCTTGTAAAAAAGATTTGTATCTGTTAAAATGTTGGTTAGACGATAGATATATGCATTGCCCAACATTTACCGGGGAAGAACAATGGGATCAGGACAGAATAGTAGAGATACTCAAAAGCGAGTAAGTAGCAAACCACCACGTTGTAGCGTATGCAAGCACACATATACACCTACTTGTGATTTTATGCAAGGCAGGTGTCCGCATCACCCATCAATGATTTCCGTTAAAGAAGTCAAAACACGTTTCAACAATATTATCAAATTTTTCAAAGGCACAAAATGAGTACACCAAATCCAGTAGCACACTTAAAAATTAGTTTAGTTAAAAGCGCATTCCGTATTGTAGCAGGCGGACTTCTGTGTGCCGGACAATTATTTGCTGCAGGCGCATTTTTAATCTTAGCAGAAGTTTTAGGAATTGCAGAAGAACTAGTATGAGGAATCTTAAACTCGTCGACGCAGTTGTCGCCTTACACGATATTGCCCGATTAGTATTAGAAGAAGCCGAAGATCAAGTACTAAGCGATGCACTTAGAAAATGTGCAGAACGGTTACACAAGTACTCGCTTGCCGAAGATAAAGCCAGTAAAATAGCACAAACAATCATACAACAGGTAAAAGAATGAAACAACTTTGGACAGAACAATACAGACCTAAGGTAGTAGGAGATTATGTATTCACCGATCAATCGCAACGAGATCAGGTTGATGCCTGGATCAAAGATGGGGTTATTCCGCATATCTTATTAAGCGGAAGTCCGGGCACAGGCAAGACTACCTTGGCCAAAGTTCTTATTAACGAACTAGGCGTAGAAGATTACGATACCTTGCATATTAATGCATCACGTGATAACGGTGTGGATTTTATTAAAACTCGTGTTGAAGGTTTTGTTAGCACAATGCCATTTGGTAAGTTTAAAGTAGTCTTGTTAGACGAAGCGGATTACCTAACACACAATGCTCAAGCCATCATGCGTGGCCTAATGGAAACGTATCAAGAGTCGGCACGTTTTATTCTTACTTGCAACATGCCACATAAGATTATCCCAGCACTACACAGTCGTTGTCAAGGTTTTCATATTGATAAAAGTGATGTAACAGAATTTACAGCACGTGCAGCAACTATTTTAGTAACAGAAAATATTGAATTTGATCTAGATACTCTAGACAGTTATGTCAAGGCAACATATCCAGATCTACGTAAATGTCTAAACTTGCTACAGCCCAATTCAAGCTCTGGTAAGTTAAATACTCCAGGCGAAAATGATCGTGGTGTTAAGGATTGGAAACTAGATGCAGTAGCTCTATTTAAAGCAGGCAAGATCGTAGATGCACGTAAGGTTATTTGTGCTCAAGCAACCATTGAGGACATGGATGATATGTTCCGTTGGATGTACGATAACTTAGACTTATGGTCAAAAACTCAAGAAGGGCAAGACGCAGCAATTTTAGCAATTCGCAAAGGTCTTGTAAACGTACCACTAGTAGCAGATCAAGAAATTAACCTATCAGCAACCTTAATCGAACTTACACAACTATGAAAATTAAAGATATTCACTTACTCGCATTTTATGTACAAAAGCCGCGTGCCGGAGTACAAACACAAATTGCTGGCTGGACAAAGAATCCAGACAATTATCAATACGATGAGCGTATCGAGTTCACCAAAGGGCTCTCTGGCAAAGATCGTCAGTACGCAGGTGTTATTCTAAATCTTAACGAAAAGAAAATTGTATACAACAAGTTTGGCACCACTAAAACATTCGACGAAATGTTCAAATACTTCTTAGAAGGTTATCCACAGTACGTTATTCAAACAATGGCACAGTTGGATATGGCTTACTTAGAACAGTTTATTCCCAAAGAAGAAGCTGTAGAAGAAACTCCAGTAGAAGATGCAGAAACCCCTGCCCAGTAATACTTTTTGTATTTTACCCTGGATTCATTTCTTTCATGAGCCCAGTGGTGAAATACGTGCTTGCTGTTCTGCCAATCCCGGTGACGGAAAATTTGGTAACATAAAGGACTTTGAGTCAGCAGAAGATATAATGAATTCTGATTCTATGAAAAAGGTCAGAACGGATATGTTGGCAGGCAAGAAGAACTCTGCCTGTAGCCAATGCTATCGCGAAGAACAACACGGACTTGCTAGTTTTCGTGAAAATAAGAATCTAGATATCAAAAACTTCAACATCAATGTTGACACACTATTAGCAAATACTGAAACTGATGGCAAGTTGCATAATTTTAAAATGCAGTATTGGGATGCCAGATTTAGCAACATCTGTAATTTTAAATGTCGCATGTGCGGCCCTGCTTATAGTCATTCCTGGGCAGAAGAAGCCTATCGTGGAACCGGGCGCAAGGACTACGTAATACAAGCACATGATACAGATGAATGGGAAGATATTATTGCCAAGTATGGCGATTTATCTGAACTGAAGGAAGTATACTTTGCTGGTGGTGAAGCACTATATCAAAAAGAACACTGGTCAATGTTGGATCACTTAGATCAATTAGGCCTACACAATATACGTATTACCTACACAACAAATTTAAGTAAATTAAATTTTGGCAAGAAGCAATTAGAAGATTACCTAAAACGATTTACTAATGTGTTGTTTATTGTGAGCCTTGATGCCACAGGCCCGTTATTAGAATATGTTCGATCTGGTGCCAATTGGGCAACTACACAAACTAATATTAAAACGGTATTAGCATATCCTGCCGCAAAATTAAAATTCAATGTAGTGATTACAGTATATAATATCTTGCATCTAACAGAAGTATTTGATTTTGCCATTGACAATACTACAAACTTTGCTGGAACAGATCTTACCATAGCGCATGGTCCAGCAGATCAAAATATTACTAATTTACCTATAGAATTAAAAGATTTAGCAAGAGATCGTTTGGTGTCTAGTAGCAAGTACCAAGTTCTTAAAAATAAAATTGATGCTGTAATTACATATATGTACCAAGCACCGGAATCGTCTTGGTCTGCGGTAATTGAAACTACGCAACGTCTCGATCAAGTACGTAACGAAAATGTATTAGATGTAGTACCCGAATTTGCACCGTATTGGAAATAATATGAAAAGACATCGACTAAGTGACGCAGGAGCCCGCGGATGGTTTATTGGTAACTTTCCCGGAGCAGTAGTGCGAACCGAAGACTTTGAAGTTTGCTTTCAAACTAATTTAGCAGGAACTAGTTATCCCAAACACTATCATGCAGTGATTACAGAGATACAATTGATTACCCGTGGTTGTATGATTCTAAACGGAGAAGAATTCCGTGCAGGTGATATTTGCATTGTAGAACCCGGCGATGTCAACGAAGCGGTCTATACAGAAGATACAGATACAGTAGCAGTAAAATTCCCAAGTGTGCCCAACGATAAATATCTAGTATGAGCATATTTAACATGTATAAACCTAAGAAGAAACGGGCTGTGGATCCTAATGCTCCACCACGTCCTAACCTACTTAGCCACGAGAAAGTACTCAAGGATACTAAACTGACCCTGGAGTATTTACAGCACGAAAACCAACAATTAAAGCACCGTTTAGAAGCATTAGAGTTTAAAATGCTTACTCAAACCAACTATTTAAACACCTTACATCAGTACGTACACAGCAAGCTCAAATCCAAGTAGTTGACCATTAATTCCCATAATGCTATAATATAGTATGAACTGGAATAATGGACAACTAAATGAAGATTAAATCCTCCCCCACCCTACTAGTGCTTGCTACAGCTATTGCGGCATATGAGCACAATAACCGATCTATTGTACGTAATCCCATCGCAATAAATGGTGTGGATTATCACCCTAATCGTCACCTTATTTCTGAATCTGTGTTGTTTGGCAACACGTTCGGAGGCAAGTTTATTGTCAACGACTTCCATCACAAGCAAGCCGATGGTGTTATACAGTACATTGAACAAAATGTAATCATGCAGAGCCTTAAAGGAAAACCAGATCAGTTCCTGGGCCTACTTAACCAAATCCTGGCCGACAAAGAAGTAGGGCCTAACACATTTGGTCGAATTGCATGGGCACCGCACTTGGTGGACCAGTACCAGCAACGTGATCATGTGCGTGAACTAGGTGCCAGATACGAACGTACAAGTCGTTATACTGGTCGTATCGGTGAAACCATTACTGTCAAGTTTAGCTTGATCGAAAAGCGTTACATCCAATCAACAGATTGCTACGCAGTTTATGGATATACTGAACACGACAATCTAGTATTTTACTGGGCCAAGAACTTAGACAAGGTATGCGAAGTAGGGCAGATACAAGGTCGTGTTAAAGCACACAGGGAAGAAGAGTACCGCAACAATGCCAAGGTTACGGTGTTAAACTATGTTAAGGTCCTGTAATGTCTTATTCGTATAGTGTTCCGTATATATCAAATAATGATATTGATAATATTAACAATATTCGGGCGTGGTTAATACAGAATCTTAAACGTGATAAATGGACTACTTGGACCACACAAAGGTCTAAAATATATGAGTTTATATTTTTTTCTAAGAGGGATTATACTACATTTTTATTGAGGTGTGCATAATGGATCAAACTAAACCAGAACCAATCGGATATACCTTAACACCGTTGTACCCTGCAGAACGCGGACATGTTGTTACACAAGCGTTTATCATGTGCACCTCATGTAATACTGCTATTAGTCCCACTGGTGGTCCACGTTATAATGTTATTTGTACAAAGTGTGTAGAACACTTATTGACTATTGGAAGTTTGAAATGAAAGAGATACACTACAAAGTTCGAAGGAAGGGATCTAATCCCCCCGAGTATAATAAAGGTACTATGTATCGTCAGTGGAGTGAAAAAGGTAAGACCTTTGACACCATTGGTAAGTTGCGTAGTTTCCTAACTCGTTGTATACATGACGATTATATGTTAAAAACTATGCACGAATTTGAAATCATTGAATTAGAAGTGCGTGTACTCAATGTTAAAGAAGTACACGATATTGTTAAACCTGAAAAACTTATAGAATTGTTAAAGGCGTAAATGAAAAATAAAATTATACTAACCGACATCGACGGCGTTTGCCTCGATTGGGAATATGCGTTTGATGTGTATTTGCAACAGCACGGATTTAATAAAATACCCGGCGGTGAATTTAAATACGATATCAGTAAAAGATATGGCATGGATAGAGAGCAGGCAGTTAAACTAATAAGAATTTTTAACGAAAGTGCCCATATTGGTTTTTTACCACCCCTTCGAGATTCTATGTTTTATCTTAAAAGACTACACGAGGAACACGGATATGTTTTTCATGCTATATCAAGTTTAAGTAAAAACGAAAATGCACAAGAATTACGTAGAATGAATCTACGTAAGTTGTTCGGTGAAACAGCATTTGAGAAATTTATATTCCTAGACACCGGAGCAGATAAGGACGAAGCACTTGAACCATATCAAAATAGTGGATATCACTGGATCGAAGATAAAATTACTAATTGTGAAGTTGGTGCAGGGTTAGGGCTCAAAAGTATACTAATGGAGCATGGACATAGCCTCCACTATTACCACCCTGATATTAAAGTGGTAAAATCTTGGAAGGATGTTTATAAATTAGTTACTGGAGAGCAGGATTAAGTTTACAATTATCGTTATGCCAGCGAACTAAGTGGCTTGGTTGAAACATACCACTGCAATGTATACATTGAAACTTTTCTCTATTTTTTGCTTTTTCTCTAAGAACTGATCGGTACTCCATTGAAGATCTAACATCAGTTTGCTTTTTAACATATTCTGGATCTTCCCATAGTGCTTTAACAGAATTAGCAATATTGTCTATTATTTCTTTACCGGTGTCATTGTTATATCGGGTTTGTCTTTCTAATACCATTGCATTATATTGCTCTGGGTCTTCCCATCGTGCTAAAGCACTTTTACTCTGAAGATAGCGAGATTGCTCTGTTGAATTATAACTTCTGCCAGTACCACCAGTACGTAAATTATAGCAAAGCGGATTAGATAAATTTTCGCTAATGACCAACACTTCTTTCTGATACGCCGAATATTCGTCGCTAAATTCAAAAAGTGTTTCGCGGATAAAATTATCTTTTCCGTATTTTTTAATTGCTTTTTTTAATAATGACCCGGACCCGTAATAGCCATCAAACGAATCAGTAGATTGATTATGTTTACCAATGTAAAATTTACCATTGACTAAATTTGTGGTTTTATATATAATAAATATCATTGCTGATAGTTCCTTTTCAACTATTAGAGCAGGTGGATGTTGACGCATCGCGACCTGCACTATTATTTATGCTATAAGATCAAACCTCCTTGTAAATCTTAAGTATTTCAAGCACAGCAGGGTGGCGTTGTATATCTCGGTGATCGAATTCTACACCGGACACATATTTACAGTTCTTGTATGAATCTACTAGACGCTGAAAATCAAGCAATCCGTTATTATCGTCACTGCGGTCAGCTTGTCTTGTGTCACCTGTTACAATCATCTTACTACCTTCACCTAATCGTGTGAGTAACATTTTCATTTGTGATGGTGTCGCGTTTTGCATTTCGTCTGCAATAATCCACGAGTCTTTAAATGTTCTTCCTCTCATATATGCTAGGGGAGATATCTCGATTGTACGGTCATCTAGCATCTTGGCGATTTCGGACTGACGGTAGTATTCGCCAATGATATCAAAAATAGGACGGGTCCATGGAGCCATCTTTTCATTTAGGTCGCCGGGTAAGAACCCATGCTCCTCATCATCAACTCCTACTGCTGGTCTGGTGACTACAATACGATCAATTTCGCCGGCTCTATATGCTTTTAGCGCAGCTAGTACTGCCAGCATGGTCTTGCCTGTGCCGGCTGGACCCGT